CCTGATGTAGATCCAACATCAACAGGCGCGGACGGAGTGCTAACGTCCCATACGGTATTGCCTGCATATACATGCCCATTGTGATAAAGCAAATGGTCACCATTAAAAACATTATCAGCAGTTGCTAGTAATGGCAGGGTATCAGAAGCCAATTGGCTTGTATCGTAAATTCTCAAATTTGCATCTGAACCAAAAGTAAAAAACAAATCATTGGCGTCGTCAAAAGTTGCTAGTTCCAAAACGTAGTTAAGAGTTAGACCCCCAGTGTAACTAGCTCCTGCGGCTGTATCTCTTATTGAAAGTTTTGTGGTGTTGGCTGTCTGCAGATACCAATGTGCTGCCATGTTGTCACTAAGGGCTAATGGAACTACATCAGTGGGCAAACTTGCTGCCGTAATTCCAAAGTATTGGGTGAAATCTATTGTGGTTAAATCGACCACTGTTAAGTCTGAATATAAAGGTCGCTCGTCGCTTCCTCCCGACGGCAAAAGATATGACATCATCATGATAGCTGACCAACATATGCGCCACTATATCGAAAACCTGATGAAGATTCCATATTGAACAGAACGATTAAATGCTTGAAGCCAACACCAAGTGTTGGGGCGGAACCATTTATCCACTGAATTCCCGAACCATTCCATGTTACAATGTAAGCTGCACTTACTTGATCGATAAGCAACACAACATTCCGGCCCTCTGGAATACCGTCATCCTGAAAGCCGTCTATTGTAATATTGCCAGTAGGTCTAATATCTTGAATGTTTCCATGTATAATCGGATCAACACTTACAGTGCCGCTCACGGTTCTATTTGACTGTTTTTCTGTATATGATTTTTCAAAAAACGGCGTATTTCCTGTACCATAACCTGAAATTTCATCTGCAGTTAATACAATTGAAAAATCACCGTCAGTCGAGTCAATCTTAGAAGTTGTTCCAAGGGAATTGGAAAGAACTTGGACTCTGTAAAACGACCCATTTGCGGGACTAAAGGAGGTTTTATATCCACTCCCGATCTCCCACTGACCATTTGCCTCAATAAGATATGGAACACGGTTTGAAGAACCATAGTCAATAATTGCGTTGGGCGAACGAAAGCCGTCAGATCCAGTGCTTGATATGTTAATAAATGTTCCAGTCGCGCCCGAAATAATTGGGGCCTTAATTCTATCATATACCGGCATTTTTAAACCTTTCTATTGTTTGCTTAAAAGTTTATGCGCCGACTGCTGGTTGCGTGTAAGTCAAACTGTTAACAACCAAACGATCTCCAATGTTGAAATCAACCTCACTAAGTTCAAAATCACCGCCAGCTCCAATTAAAGACACGCTGCCCGATGACAAGATGTCCCCATTAAGGTTTTTAATACGGAATTGAGTGACAGTTCCCGCGTTTGTATTTTCATCATTAGGGATGGCGTTTGCTGTTGCAGTCCCCAAAGACGACACCCCGAAACTGTCAGCGTCGAAAAACACCGTAGCCACAACCACAGATCCTGACGTAAGGAACTCAATTGAGCCGCTGTCCATTAATGTTGTGGACGCATCCACTACCGTATTTCGTACCAAATCTTGAAGTGTAAAAGCCATGATCGTTTTCCTTTTAGATAACTGTGAATTCTTCGCGTTGGTTTAACACAAAGCTGAAGTGAACTTCACTGGTGTTTCCAGTGTTCATTTTAACCTGCAATGTCTCGCCTGTCTTGAGGATTTGACGATCCAAATTAACAGAGACATAATCACCAGCGGGCACATCCTGATCAACAGCGACCGAGAAAGCCACGCTGTTTACGTCCAAAATCTGAATGGAGAATGTTGCAGCTCCTGTTGAAGTGTTTGAAATAATCAAACTGGTGAAAATCGCCGCAGCATCAACAAATCTAGCTGGGTTTGGGCCAGATGCAGGGATTTCATAATTTGGCGTTTCATATACAGTCGTGTATGTGTCGTTAACTGATATTCGAGCCACTTCAAAAAGGTTTAAAGGTGGTCGTGGCGTAATGATCGTGGGCATGAATTATCCTCCAATACCAATGATGAGCGGCAATGCGATGTTTTGAACGCCGCGAGAAAATGCTTGGCCCTCAATGGTGCTGCGTTGAAAGTCGATACGCAAATCTTTTCCGAGATATGTGTCGCCTTCTTCTGTAGAGAAAGTGGCATAGACAACGCCACCGTCAACTTCGATTATACCTTGTGTCGGGTCAATGATATTGCCAGTCCCGCGCTGTGATGCTGGCAATGAGTTGTAGTTAACGCCAGCCCCTACGTTACTAAACTGTTGGCCGTTTGCCTCAATGCGTGACGTGAAAACAAAAGCGTATTGGCTATTTGTACCATTAGCTGCCACATCAGTCAAAACATCAGTGGGAATGTCTAGCAGCAAGCGAACCATCGTAATGGCTGCTGGTGTAGGTAAGCGACTAGCAAGCTCTGCGTAGATCTCATCCCAGCACAACACGAACAAAGGAACCAGCGCGGGGTCAACTAGCAGGTTGGCATTATAACCAAAGTATCCCTTGGTTGCATACTCCATTGCGCGGTCTTGACCAGACCTTAAATCATTTGCAATGGCGCGTAGCAATGTTGCACTATCCGATGCGCAATCGTCATAGATCGGCAACATCCCTGGAAGGGTGGAATATCGGACAGCCAAGTTTGCAATGATGTCATCAAAATTGTCGTCAATATATGTAGCGTCTGCGTCATACTCAGCTAGATCAGCAGGATCTGAATCAGGAATTTCAATTGTGTGCCTGAAACCTGTTGCCGCAAGTGCGTAATCACCGAAGGTGTTGTTTGAATTCACAACAGTCATTTGTCCGCCTGTGTTTGACCACAAACCAATCCGAGACCAGTTTGTGAACACAGAAACAAGCTGAATAAATGCGTTCTTTTGAATTAAATATCCAACACCGTTGGGGTTGATGGCTGTGAAGCTGTCAACCACTACGGAGCGCAATGGGCTGTCTGCATCAAGAACCGAGCCATCAGCCAAGATATTGCCTTGACCTAACGGCATGTCAGGGTTTCCGTTCAGGCGATCAATAGGAAGGACAAGCTGCTGTTGCGTCAGGTTGTGAAGCACCGAACAATCAGAAATGTATGGTGATCGAATAATAATCTCGCCTGGATTAAACGCAAATGCAAAACCCTTCGTAGGCGGAATAAACGTGTCTGTGGTTGGGTCGAATGTGAATGGATCGTGCATCAAGCCAGTCATGGTGAAGCCACGAACTTTCATTCCGGAAGTCATCAGGAACATATTGTTCACTTCTTGACCAGCAGGCAGATAAAGTTTTGTCACCCGCAAATCATAACCGTATAAAGCACAATCTTTCGGGAAAACTGTATCTGGTTGAACCTCATATTCACCAGGATGAACGATGACTATGTTTGGCTGTCCGCTTACAGCAGCACGAGTAAGACCCTCATTGATCGTGGCAAGAGGTGCAGAACTTGACGTTCCGTCGTTTTGATTATCGCCCGTCATAGACACATAGAACGTGCGGGCAACGCCACCACTTGAAATTGGCCCCCAGCCAGCACCCGTGAAGTTGTTCATCCTGTCGTCGGTTGTGTCGAAGAACAGATCGCCAGCAAGAAGCGGATCTCCATTTCGCCTTGCGACTGGTCCTGTAGGAGATGGCCCGTAATATACATCAGCAAAGTTAGTAATGTCTTCGACGTTATCCGCCGCAATAACCACTTCTTCAGCGATTGCACCGACCGCAGCTACCTCTGTTGAAATTAAAGCAACATCAACAACAGAAGTTGCAATCCCAGAAACAGTGATGACGCTTGAGCCAATGTCAGCCACCGTAACAACATCATCCTTGATCGCGGCAACATCTGTAACGTCACCAGCAATGCCAGAAACAATTACCACCTCCGCAGCCGCAGGACCAGCAATCTCATAAGGCGAGACGCCATATCCAGCAGGTGCCGTGATAATAAGAGATCCGTTCTTGTCGCGCAGTGTCACAGAATAAAGGTCAGCAGCATACAAGATGGCTGGAGACCCATTGCGCATGATGTAGCCGTTGGACGTTCTCAATGGCTGTGGTGCCAACTGAGTTAGTCCTGGGTCATAGTAAACCTGCACGGGGCTGGTTTCTGGGTTTTCATAAACTGTACCAAAATAGACATAACCGTTATCCAATGGCCGACCATCTTTATCGGTGAATACTGGATATGGTGTACTAAGTTGAGTTAAGCCCATTTTGATGCCCTCTTAATTTGCAAGTCTTTTACCACAGAACGGTTTGCTTTGAATAGGCTCATTGTTCAATACCATCAGATGCGCTAAGTGCGCGAGTTGCATCAGCAATGCGTTTGACCAACTCAGCTTCCTCGGCGCTTCCAATAGCAACTTGAGGTATTTTTAATAGCATGTTTCTCACTGCTTTACTTTCGTAAATGCGGGATAGGCCACCGATTGTTGCTGCGCTTACCGTAGCACCCCCCATGCCGCCGAAAATATCTGTAAGGAAGGCTGCGCCAATAACAGGAACCGCCTGCACCCCAGTCGGAGGCGAGACGCCAGCTTGACCTGCTCTCTCTGTGGCTTTCAATGTGCGAACTAGACCCTCAACAGCTTTCAAATCCTGACCAGAAAAGAATACGTTGACCGATTTGCCCAAGCGCGAAACGGATTGCTTAATGCGATCAGGGCTGAGATTTTCAAACTCACCTCCAGCCTTTTGAAACGCCTCTTGTAAAACGGCTGTTCTGGCATTCGCTTTACCTTGAGGCGACAGGTTCTTATATAGAACGCGCATATCGCTTGGCTTAGTCGAGAATAACATTGAGCGAACCACTTCAGGTGTCGCATCTCCCTTGGACAAGGCATTCTTCAAAACGCCAACGCCAAGTTCACCAGCCATGTTGCTTAGATTTCGGTTGGCAACCCGCCATTTGTCATAGTCTCTGCGCTCACCATTCGCCTTAATAAAGTCACCCATATCTTCACGCAGCGGTGCGTATATTCGGCTCAAAGCCTTTTCACCAATGCCCCGAACGGAAGATAAGGTCGAACCTTTGAAAGCCTCACCAATTTGCTTACGAAGAGCTTCGATGTTAGTAATTGGCTGTCCTCGCTGCTCTGTACCTTTAGCTCCACTTGGAAGTGTGACTTCGCGAGAACCTGAGATCGCACTTTTCCAATCTTCAAGAATCTCAATCACTGGATTTACATTTTTAGTGCGAAGTCCGCGAAGGTTTGCAATCTCTTCATCAATTTTTAACAATGTTCTCGAAACGTCAACTGGACCAGCATCCTGTAGGTTGGAAATCACTCCGCCCTTCATTTCGGTGTACTTAGTCAATGCAGCGCCACGAGTTTTTAAGAGGTCACGGCTGACAGCAGCCAAAGCAGTTTCGCTTGCTGCGGCCACCTCGGAAACGCCATAATTTCGAAGAAGATCAGCAGAAGCGTCAGATCTCTCAACTTGCTGTGCAGCCCGTGGACCACCTGTGCCAGCATACGGGATCATTTCCCCAGTCTTCTGAAGCCATTTGCCCGCAAATGTTTTAGGCCCACGCACATCCGTTGTCATAACTCGGACACCAGCGGCTTCGGCCTCACGGATAGCCTGTGGAACATCAGCAGGCGTTGCTCTGGCCTCTAAGCCAGCAGCGCGACCACCTAGACCACCACCGACCAAACCAGCAACGAGTTGGGTTATAGGGCCACCACCAGCTTCAGCAGCGATTTGCGCACCAGCACCACCGCCACCAGCACCAGCAACTTGTTGGGCAGGCTGTGCCGCAAGCTTGCTAGAAACAACAGATGAAGTTCCGCTTAGAATTGGCGTTAGGACTTGAGCTATCTTGGCTTGGATGCCACCAGCAGCCATTGCCTCACCGACGGCACCTACGACCCGCTCTGTGGCTGTATCAGCCTCTGGTACACCAGCAGAGGTAAGAACTTCCTTAACTTGCTCTCGAAGAGGTCGAACATTCTCAGAACTTAAAGGCATGAGACCTTCAGGGCCGACTAAAAGGTTCTGAATTGCCGCAATCGGATCGTAGGCCAAGCCAACAAGACCAGCCCCGCCTTGAGCTATGGCGCGACCAGTCAAACCAAGCTGACGCTCGATGTCATCAGTCGGGCTTGGGGCTTGAATATTCTCAGAAATTGATTTGGCAATCGAACTCAACTCATCAAAGGAAAGACCAGCGGGTGCGGGTTTATCGCTCTGGCCCCCAGTCAATGACTGAGCAATAGCCTTTAATTCTTCTTCATTCATATGCAGACCTTTGTACTGGCGTCAGTATTTCCCATATCGCCTCGGCTGTAGCGCCAGGGTTTTCTTCTAAAGTTTTTATAACACTAGGGTCTACGGAAAAAGATCTAAACGCAGCGCCTGCAACAACTGGCTCCTCAGGCTCCTCAGTCTCCACAGAGGGAACGGCACTTGAGCCAAATACATTCACTGGGTTAAGACCATAATTATCAACTATTAATCCATAGGAAGATTGAACAACGGCTTCCCGATCTTGAGCCGCGCCAAGGTATTTTGAAGCTAAGTTTTGGAACTCTAATCTCTGGTCTGGTGAGAGGAATTTACCATCTTCAATTTTGGTTACTGTTGTCTTCAATCTCGCAAGCAAGCCACCAGTGTTTGCAGCAGTCGCAAATTCAGTCTCACGAACAACAGAGCCTGGATCAAGCATTTTCATAAATGATGTGACCAAGGCAATGTCACCAGCACCAGTCTGATCGGCAGCAGACACTTCAATGATGTTAAAGTTCGTTCTGGCTGAAACCAAATCTTCCGTGCGCTTGTTATATTCGCCGCGAAGTCTAGCTTCTTCTGAAATTTGCTGCTGCAATGTCAAGCCGCCATCAGCCGCCTCTTTCTCAACCGAAATTGCACTGTCCAAAACAGATTTCGGCACTAGTCCAGCATTAACGTCTTGAGCAATTTTGCCAATGGGAGAAACACCCGCTACAACCTCATCATCTTTCTCAAGGTATTGCTTAGAAAATTCATCAAAGCCTTTATCAAGCGTAATCATAGGCATCCTAATTTGCATCGACAAACCGTCTGGATCGTCCTCCAGCATCAGCAATTGTGCTTGGTATGGTGCCTTTGCAGCATCATTAGGAGCAGCGTCAATACGTTCCTGAAACAATGCGGCCACAGCTTCAGTCTGGCCGTTCTCCAAGCCAAACAGAACCTTCCTGCCAAAAGCCACCTCATTATCGGTTCTTTCGGCTGAAAAGCTTCCCGCAAGCGCACTAAACCTTTCAGTCATTTTAGGAAAATTAAGCATAGCCTCTCGCAAGTCATTAGGCGTAGCCTTACCCGCTTTTTGCAATTCGTAATATTGCAAAAGCGCCTGATTGCCAGCTTCAGCCCGTGCGCGTTGCCGTGCAACCTCTGCTGCCCTTGCTTGCTGCTGCTGAATGGCTCTGGCGCGATCTTCTTTTTGCATCGCAAATGTTTCTTGCGCACGACCTTCTTGGTTTTCACGAACGCCCATGATTTGGCGTTGTTCTATGTCCTGACGCCCCATTGCGTATCCACGCATGGCTTCTTCAATAGGATCTTTTACATCCAAAATATAATTGATTGGGCTGACCATTAGAACTTACCCCCGCCGTAAAACATGCCTTGACTGAATGTGAGAGGCGAACTCGCACCCTCTGGAGTGTAGCCCTGATATGCCAAGCCTCGGCCTGCAAGTGTGCCCACGCTGCCAATGGCGTTACCCCAAGCATTGCCAGTGGCCATGTGCGCTCCCGAAACTGCTGCGCCTTGCTGGGCGTACAGATTAGAAATATTCTGACCTGTCTGCATCCCAGCAGTGCCGACATTAGCAGCAGCATTCTGTCCGTTTGCAGCCAAGCCACCCAGACGAGTGTACTGCTGATTGATCAGAGATGACAAAACCTGTGGCCTAAACTGAGCCAAAGCACCTTGAGTATTCCCACCACGCAATCCGCCCGTCGCAGATGCGTTTTGCAATATGGCTTCCTCACCCTGTCGGGTCATGGCACCAAATTCAGCACCGCCCTCGATAGCTGAAATAGCAGCTTGCTGTGCTTCTGGGCCAGACATGCCACCCAGATCCATTTGTTGCTTCAACCCAACATCACCAGCTTCAACATACGGGTTGAGCAGCTCCTGCATGGCGTCAAACTGGCGTCTTTGTTCAGCAACGCCCTTGTCCGCAGCTTCAACTTGCGCGCCAGCCGCTTTCTTTGCTGAGTTACTTTGCACCACACCGCCAATGACGGCTGATCCAATAACCGCTGCTGCCATCCACATTATACGATCCCCCTGAGATATTTCTTCACAGCATCATCAATTGCTGAAACTTGCTGATTTTCAATTTTTTTTGCGGCCCAAGAATCACTTTTATCAACAAAGATTTCTTCAATCTTTTCCAAATCAGTTTCTTCTGTCGGGTGAATATTTTGGAAATAACAGTTTTCTATTGCATATCCAAACTTGCGACCAGGATCGCTCACAAAGATAAACGGGCCTTCAATGACTTTGACCTCACCGTTGACAAAAACAGCCATCTTTCCGCGCAGCAAAACATTCATCGTTTCCTTTTTGTGCGCATGACCCATAATGTATGTGCCTGCTGGGATAAGCCCCTCACGGATGTAAATTCCGCCACCAAAGTGATGCTGAACAGGGCAATCAACTTGATCTTCAGCAAGCATCATTCTTTCGATAGCGTCTAAGCTAATCGGTGAAGCCTCCTGAATGTCTGTTGAAGCTGATAACTGCAATGGGCCGTCCTCTTGAGGGATTGCCTGCTGGCGGGCCAATGTCTCAGCACCCGCATCATACGTCGCGTCCATCATGCTGTCAATTCCCGACCGGATGCTCGCAGGATCAAAGCAAGATTAACACTGGATTGTGCACTTACCCTTCCATTAGCCAATAAAACGTGACCCGTAACCTCTGGGCAAGTGTATGTTTCATTGGGCGCAAGTATTCGGTTAGATACAATAATCCCATCCTGTGCCGATCCCAAATTGTGCAACGACACGGTAAGCGTTGCCTCATTTGCACTCACGTTAGTAACTGTAAATTTGTCGATTATGCTTACATTATCCACCAAAAGAACTTGGTTCAGACCAGTTGCTATATATGTATTGGCGATTAAAACCTTTGGAGTAACTGGCATTTTATCCTCACTGATGAACTTGGGTGACGGTCAAAACCACAGCAGGTGCGGCTGGCGAAAACGCTGTGGCAGGGACGTGCGTGATTGCGATATTGGTATCTGTAGCGGCATACACAACTTCAAGGTAGTCAGACGGATGCAGCGTTAGGGTTTCCGTCATCGCCAGAGCAACATAACCATTGTTCACGGCGCTAGTGACGACCCGTGAAGAGTTTACAACGTCCACCCCGTTTACCCTAAACCAAACATAAACATCTTTCTTGGACGTATTGCCGCTTGTGATCGTGACGCGACCCTCAAGCTGATAGGTGCCAGACGCGGGCACAGTGACCCTAGACGCTGGCACCCCAATATCCACGCCATTACTTTTTTCAACAATGTCAAACGTCAAAGTGTAAGCTGTGTTTGCCGAAGCGGGGCTTTGGCTAGTTATCTTGCTTATGACACCATAGTATTTTTGCTGCTCAATGATTGGCCGGACAAATATTTCTCCGTCCGTAACACCCACATTGGTGCAGGCAGCGACAGGGATGACCGTCTGTGGCGATGTTGGCTTTGTCGCTGTGTAGCCCCCAGCAACGGTTGGAGACGCATACAGAACGTCACCCACGGTCAGAGACGATGTGTCTAAGCCCCGAACGTGGCCAAAGTTAGTGCAATATCCGACCTCACCATCAGGCAGGTCATGCGTGACCACCCCCAGAAGGTTCATTGTGGGCGTAGATCCATCAGCGAGATATGGCGCTGCCACGATGCCTTCAGCGCCTGCGCCTGTGAACCCAACTACTTGGCCGTTCAGAATGGTTGAGCCTGTCATGTTTTTGGCGCGAATATAGGTCTCAAGCCCAACTTGCTGGCTTACCCCATATTCCATGCCAATGTTCATCGTGCCGTCTGCATCGTTCCAGCACAAGCGGCGCTCTGCATCGACAAGTGGCGGCGCTCTGCGCAGGTCTATGCAATCATAAGTGTGGGTGTTGGGCTGATACGATGTGGCATTGATGAAGTTCACTTCAGCGTCCAAGGCAACGCTATTTATCTCGGATCTAAGGTCATCAACATCTTGTGTTGTAACCTCACCAGTTGCCCCAAACAAAAGCTCAATAGCCCTGATCATCTCAGGGTCATTGTTTGCCATCTTTGCTATTTGAGGGCGAGAAGGGGATTTAGGATAAATCATCAGAATGCCAAAGGCTCAATGCGGGCTTCCAAAGCAGCGATGGCGAGAGGCGCATCTGACGTGCCGCGAAATCTCTGCATCCTCATGTTTTCCATTCGACCTTGCTGCATCCACATAATGCGCTTGTTTCTCTCCCCAGCCTTACCCGCAGAGACTGGTCGTTCCATGCTCCAAGTCTGCCCATCTAAGGAGTATTGGGTCCAAACAGTTGGGTCTTTACCCCACACAGCAGCCCCAGTTAGGCATACCAGTTCGAGGCTGTGAAAGATGCCACCCAAGCTATCGTTGTAAAAGATCATTGTGCCAAAGCTCCAACCGACTTTTTCTCCCCAATGCGTTCGCACAGTGTCAGAAAGGTAGCCAATTTGATCACTGTCTGGATCAGCAACATTCCATCGATCATGCTCCCAGATCATATCTATTGCGGCCCACCGCTTAGAACCATCAATTGAGGATGACAAAATAAACCAAGTCGGGGTTTCTGTGGCGCGAGACGCTGCAACATCATAAACTAAAGTGTGGCGAGGCAAGTGAATATACAATTGCTCATGTGATTTGTAGCTTCGCTCTTCTAGGACGGCATAGGAAAGCTCATTTTCAGTGTATTCAGTGAGAACTTCGTCAACCTCTCTCGATGAGATCTTGCCCACGCTTCCGTTGCTGCCAAGCCATACCGCAGGGGCTTCACTTCGCCCACCTCCGAGAAATGCAATATTGTCCGCATAGACGCAGCAAGCGTGAGTGCCGACCACACCCTTTTGAATTTGCGCACCTTGCACACGGGCGAATGGAAAGCCTTCCGAGCCAGTGTTGTAGAAAACCTCAATGGTGTATCGGTTGAGCGCATAAGCCTCACTGCGATGCTTTAGCAAAGCCTTGATCGGGTCTGGGTCTGCCTCAGATGACCCATATTTCAATGGGTTTATAGAAAACGGGTCACCCAAGTCGCTGACGATCAAAAACTCGCCGTCAGTCATCATGTAATAGCCGTCAATCCAAATAACATCTAGAACTTGGCCAAGATCAGGGTCCGTGACTTGGTAAAGCCCATCTTCGTTATAAAGCCACATCAACCCGTCCCCGACTATTGCAAGGTAGTCGAAGCCATACTCCATTGACACGCGGCTGGAACCTGAGATTTGCCCCTCGCTTGCATATGTGCCATCGTCGTCAATCAAAATTAACTGATCGCCCATAACCCGATGTATCTGATCTTTCCAAGTTATCCCGCCGCGATTTAAACCTGGGCCAGAGCCTTGGCTGACAATACCCTCCGCAGGGCTTAGATACCCAGAAGAGATCCCAGTGGATTTCGGCACAGGAACCAAATTGACAGGATAAGATGTCCTGAAGCTGGGCGAGTTATCTGTGAATATTCCATTGAGAATAGGTATTTGCATTATCCCACCCGATACCAAGTATTGTCACCAAGGTCATACTTGAACTTCAAAAAACCATTGATCTCAATATCACTAGGTGCGCCGATAATTGTTGAAGAGGCTGCTGTAATTGTCAACGCACCAACCGCTCGGATAGATGTGATTGTGATTTCAGACTTATCTTCCGGTGCCGCTTTGAGCGTAATAGTACCAGTTGCGAATGTTCCCGTAGGCTTCATCAAGAGCCAAGTATTATCTTGAGCAACAGCAATCTGAAATGCCGTCGTCGTGGGGACTGCATATTGCGTGACAGGCTCAGAACTTGGAATTTGAGCATTTACAAACGCTGCAAGGTTTGTAAGTGAAGACTTGCGAGCGTCACCTTGGTTCTGTTTATAAACAGCAACTAGATCACCACCGTTAAGCGTGTCTGCTGCTGAAAGTTGATTGATAGTAGTCATAATCTTACTCCAGTGTTAAAAGGCTGTCAGAGCCAGCTTGCAGCCTGTCTGTTGGCTCTGGGAGGAACGGGCTACGTCCATCACTGCCTCGCTTCCCACCTGCGCCTGCTGGCACGGATGAGGCGTCAATTTGCATTTCAATGGGTGAACTAGATCCAGACACAATCTGGGCGTATGACTGACGGGCAACCAGCTTCGTGTCAGGCGATAGAGACTTTCCAAGGCTCGGTGCCAGCCGTATGGCAAGGTTCGTCACCATCGCCTCAATGGCTCGATCAGGCACGTTTACATCGTCAGCTAAATCGCTCTCAGAAGGCGATGACGGCAACGGATAGCCAAGACGGATGCCTTTGCCGTTCCACACCGCCATCATGCCGTCTAGGCGGCGCAGGGCGCTTTCAAGCTGCTCTGGCTGCAAATCAAAGGTGTAAGAAGCGAGTCCAATCTCTTCAAACGCTAAGTCAATGATTTCACGCTTAGTGTATCCCATGTTTACTTAACCTTCGTTTTTTTGCGGGTTCCGCTCCCAGAAACTGGAGACTTCTTTGGTTTAGGCTTTACTGGTCCAGTTTTAGCTTCGACAGTAGTCCTGAACCAACCATCTTTTATAGCATCATAAACCTTGTCGCCATCAACAATTATATAATCAAAGTTATCGCCTTGAATTTTGTGGGGACCAGGATGTTTATATAACATAACGCTCATATATTTCTCTCCGAAAAAGAAGGAAGGAGGGACCGAAGCCCCTCCCAAAGTGTCATCAAGTTTGGGAGAACAACATGATGCCAGCCATCTCAGGCTGGACCATTGCCACACCAAACAATGTATCCCAGCGATACTTTGTTTTCTGTGTGTTGATGTCGAATTGCTTCTGCATCACAAGCTCAATGCCTTGATCGGTTGTTGCGCGCATGATGTCAGCGCCAGCATCCGATGGAACAGCCAAGGAAGCAGGAAGCAATTCAATCGCGTCCTTATGCCAGAAGCAGTTCACAGGTGCCGCAGCAATGTTCAAGAATGTGATTGCCGCGCCTGTAGCTGGCGTTGCTGTCACGTTCTGATACTGAAGTTCTGCGTCTGTTGCGCCTTCACCAGATACGATTGCAGGTGAGATAGTCACAACACCAGCACCGCCTGCACCAGAAACAATTCCGATTACGCGGAATGTTTTCAACTGGCCAGTGTCAGACTTAGTGATGTGGTGAACAGAATTGACACCAGCGATAGTGAACGCATCGCCAACTTTAACCGCACCAGAAGACACACCGATGGTGAGGTTCTGTGAGCGGTTATCCACGTTTGAAGTTTCGCCTGTGGAAGCAGTTGAGGTTGCAGCAGGTGTGTAATACTGGTCTGCACCGTTTACAGTAACTGTCACGCCAGCAGCCGCTGTGAGGCGGTTTGCATAGTCCATTTTGAAGGTCTGGAAGCCAGCAACTTCACCAACATAAGAACGACGATATGCTTCTGTCGGAATGTTGTTCAT